CAGCTCAAGGCGGAGCGCAAGCTCAAGGCGGAGCTGGCCAAGCGGGGCATGCACACAGGGGCTGCCGAGCAGGCAGCATAGGACCAGAGCGATGAAGATGGACGACGCGTTTGTGGGGTTGCTCCGGGCGCAGGGGATGGATGCCGAGCCTGCGGCTGCCCCGGCTCCTACTCAGCAGCGCATCCCGGTGGACCAGATCGCCGTGGTGGCGAAGGAGCACGCTCCGGAGCCCTCGCCAGATGTGCGGGTGATCCGCAGCGCCGTGGGCAATATTCTGCTGGACGTCGGCGCGGACAAGCGGATTGCAGGGCTGATCACCAAGATACCTTGGGGTGACCGGACCTACATCCCCGCGATCACGCCGTTCGGGATCGCCGGGGAATGAGCCGCATCGCCGATCTGGTGACCCGGACCGCCGGATTGCTCCCCGTCCTGGCTGCGCGGGGTGCGCAGGCAGCAGGCGAGCTGTACCGCTCTGGTGTGGCAGCGTCGCAGGAGCAGCGACGCCAGCTTGCGCTCCGGGGCCGGTCCGACACGCTCGGCATCCCCCCGGAGTGGTACGAATCGATCGCGCGGGAGTTCGGGGAGGAGCCGTTGATCGCTACGGCGATGGAAAAATCGGCGGAGCGGGACGAAGCGCGTCGCCCGTGGTCGAATGTGTGGCAGGGGTTGACGGAGGATCCGTTCGAGCCGGTCGCGTCGTGGGGTGGTTGGCGAGAGCGGCCCACGATGCTCTCGTACGAGCTGATGGAACTGCTCTCCAGGCGGCTTGGCCCGTTCGCCGGCTACATGCAAACCCGGCTCAACCAGATGTCCGTGTTCTCTCAGAAGCAAGAGGAGCACCACGGGCTCGGCCTGGTGGTGCAGAAGAAGGGCGCGACGAAGGGGGAGAAGAAGAAGGACAAGCGCGCCGAGGAGCTGACCAAGATTATCATGGCCAGCGGTACGACTGATCAATACGACGAGCAGGCAGGGGTGCGCCGGGAGGGGTTCCGGACCGTACTGCGCAAGCTCCTGCGGGACACGTTGCTCTTCGACCAGATCAACATCGAGAAGCGCCGCGACGCCAAGGGGAGGCTTGTGGAGTGGCGTACGCTCGATCCGAAGACGATCCGTCGCGTCTCCCCCTGGTACGAGGGGAAAAACTGGTTCGGTGAGCCGATCCGGTATGTACAGGTCATGTCGGGCACTGTCGCCGCAGACTTCTCGCACAAAGACCTGACGTTCTTCGTCCGCAATCCACGCAGCGACATCCGTGCATACGGCTACGGCTTCTCCGAGCTGGAGATGGCGGTCAGTACGATCACTGCGCTGCTCAACGGGTTCGACCACAACAGTCGGTACTTCCAGCAAGGGACCACAGCAAAGGGGCTCCTTGCCATCCACGGGCTCGTACCGCCCAACAAGCTCCGGATTTTCAAACAACTCTGGTACAATATGGTCACTGGCGCCGGCAACGCCTGGCGCACACCCGTCCTGAACCTGTACGACCCCGCTTCCAAGGTGGAGTGGGTCGATCTGCAGAAAAGCAACCTGGACATGGAGTGGTCCAGGTTCATGGAATGGTGCCTCAAGGTGCTCTGCTCCGTGCTCCAGATCGCCCCCGAAGAGATCGGGTTCCAGATGGGGAACCAGGGGCAGAAGACCACGATGAACGAGGGTAATCAGGGCGAGAAGATTGACGCTAGCAAGGACCGCGGGCTCCCCCCGCTGATCGATGCCGTCGAGGTCCTCCTGAACGAGGAGATCATGGAGGAGCTCGACCCCGAGTACGAGATCAAGCTCGCCGGACTGGACCAACGGACGGAGCAGGCGGAGGTGGAATTGCTCGTGAAGGAGGCGGGGTCCTACAAGACGGTGGACGAGGTACGCGCCGCTCGCGATCTCTCTCCGCTCGAAAACGACGACGGAAAGGTCATCCTCAACCCGACCTGGCTGCAGTACCATCAACAGGCGCAGCAGCAGCAGATGATGCAACAGCAGCAAGGAGCGGGCGGACAGCCGCCTGATATGTCAGGATTCATGGGGCAGGAGGAGCAGCCGGGGCAACCGCCGGAGCAGGGCGGGTACGGTGACCTCTTGCAGCCAGGGCTGAAAAAGGCGAGAATCATCCGCGAGCGTTTCCTCGTGGACGTGTAGGAGAAAAATCATGGCAGTCGATCCGAACGAATACGTGCAGAGCCCCGGGGGCTTGAAGCCCAGCCGCTTCGCCAACGAGCTTACCTTCTGGATGCAGGAGATGCGGCAGAAGCTGACCGCGGTGCTCGTCCAGGGCGGGCTGACCGTCGGCTACTGGATCGCGCCGTGGGCCGGCGTGATCGAGAAGGTGCGGTCGACGCAGTTGATCGCCGGTGGTGGCGGTGGTGCGCAGAACAGCATCACGCTGTCCGTAGGTGGTACCGATTGCCTCCTGCTTGCTGCCGACGGCAACACCATGCTGGACAACGTCGTGGCCGGGACGAGCGCTCTGACGTACCCCACGGACAACCTCACCGCGTGCAACGACGAGGTGGATCGCGTCCAGTTCAACAAGGGCGACACGATCCTGCTCACCGGGGTGGCCGGGGCGGCTGCGCTGGGTACGGTGCAGGTCGAGATCGAGATCGCCCGCGAGTACCCGGCCGACACGGTCTGATCCTGCGACTCTCGATCGACTGCCATCCGGGCGAGCTGGCTGCTCGTCCGGAGGATCTGGTCAAGGCCGTGGATGTGCTTCTGCGCGCCCACGGTGTTGACCCTACTCTGCTCAAGGCGGCGGTCCACGAGCACAAGGACGCCTCCCCTCGGCAGAAGGCGCTGGCCGAACTCTACGAGCGGGTGGGCGACTGGTACGCGAACGTGCTCCTCCCCCACATGATCCAGCAGATTGCCGACGAGATGCGGAGAGGCGGGTGATCCCCGCCGTCACGCCGGATCTGCTGGTGCGCCTCCACGAGATCGTGCGCCTGCACCACGAGGCAGTGGTGGAGGCGATTGTAGGCGCCGAGGCGGTGGCGCCGATCGTCGTCTCCCAGCTGGAGCAGCTGGGTATTCCTCGCTGGCCGGGTCTTCCTCTGCACGAGCAAGCTCGCGTGTTTGGCTACCTCGCTGCTACCATGCCTGATCCGATGGCGATGGCGGAGGTGGGGCTCGAAGAGTTCGAGCGCCGCCTCGCCGCGCACCGGGAGATCCCCCTGTCCAGGGAGGAGGCGTTTGCCGTGCGGCAGGCGCAGCAGCACGCTGCCGTCTACTGTCGCGGGCTGGGCAACCGGGTCGACATCGTGACCGGCCAGGTGGCGATTGAAGCGGACCAGGCGCAACGGGTGCAGTACGAGGAGACGATTCGAGACGAGACGGCCCAGGCGGTCTGGGGGCGGGAGACGGCGGACCAGCTGCGATCCCGTCTTGGGCGCGCGACCGGTAACTGGACGCGGGACCTGAAGCGGATCGCCGCCACCGAGATCAACAACGCGATGCAGCAGGGGCGGGGCGACCGGATCGCCGGGGAGTACGGCGAAGACGCGCTCGTGGCGAAGATCCCTAATCCCGGCGCCTGTCCGAAGTGCTTGCAAGCGTACATCGGCCCGGACGGCAAGCCGAGGATCTTCCGCCTGTCGGCGATCCGGTACGAGACGAACGCACGCGATCCTGCCGACCCGACAAGGGCACGCCCACAAGCTACGTGGGTGCCGACGCTGGAATCACAACATCCGTGGTGCCGTTGCCAGTCTACGCGTGTACCGGACGGCTGGACCTTCACGGAGGACTGGGATCTGGAGCCGCCTGAATGAGCGCTGATGCCTGTCCGCACTGCGGTGCCGCGATCCTGCAGCGCAACGAGCGGGACGGCGCCGGGTGGGTGATCCGCAGCAGGCTGCTCAAGGTGGCGACGACGGGGAAGGTCGTCGGGACGTGCCACGCGTGTGGCGAGTGGATCGATCTGCCGTTGTCGCTCCGGGCGAGTCGGCCGATCACGGTACGGCGGGGGGTCAAGGCCGAGTAGTTCTTTTCGTCCCCACGAATCTTTTTGCTTGCCACACGCTCGCAATTCTGTTGATATTGTAACGCAAGCCACCGCGCTTACGCCCACCACGGCAGCGCCCCTACACAGGAGCTGCTGTTGCCAACGCCATTCCGCTTTCACATCCCCGTTGAAACCTACGAGAAGGCGCTCCCCAACGGGCGCCTATCCAAGCGGATCGGCGGTGTGATCACGACACCGACGAAGGACCGACAGGATGAGCGGGTGTTGGCAGACGGGCTCGATTTCAGCGAGTTCGAGCGGGACGGCTGGTTCAACGACAACCACGGAAAGAGCGCCGCGGACGTCGTGGCGTACCCCGATGTGGCGGTGAAGAAGATCAAGAAGGGGCAGGAGTTGCCCACCGGAAAGCGCGCCCCCGCCGATGGCTGGTGGGCTGAGGGCGTGCTCGTCGGGAGCAAGGGCCGCGAGGTCTACAAGATTGCCAAGGATCTGGAGGGGACCAGCCGCAGCTACGGCTTCTCGATCGAGGGGTCGATCCTGGAGCGCGATCCGCTCGACACGCACACGATCGCCCGGGCCAGGGTCCGCAACGTCGCGGTCACGCACTGTCCGGTGAACACGCAGACCGAGCTGGTCCTGCTCACAAAGGCGCTGTTTGCCGGAAGCTCGATCGGCAATCCAGGTGCTTCTCCCGGCCAGGGCTTTGCCATCCGGACGGAGAGCCTTGATCCCGAGCTGAAGGTCCTGACGTTCGGTGCCAAGCTCTTCGAGACGAAGAAGAAGAAAAAGAAGAAGCGGAAGAAGTGCCGGTACCTGTCCGAGTCGGACGGCGCCGCCACGCTGAAAAGCCTGTTCCCGCGCCTGCTCGACGAGCAGGCAAGGGCGCTGTACCAGTTCGCCCGCCGCCTCAAGGCGGCTGGGGTCGTGGGGTAGTCATGAAGCGGCAGACGTACGCCGAATACCTGCAGAAGAGCGCAGACGGGGAGTTCTCCCCGTTGGTCAAGTCCGACTTCGACAAGCTGTCCGACGACGAGTACGCCGAAGAGGCGGAGAAGCTCGCCAAGTGCAGCGTGAAGAAGGGTGACGAGGACGGGGGCGAAGAGCAGGGCGCCGAGGACGAGGGGGAAGAGGAAGAGGAAGAGGAAGAGGAAGAGGAAGAGGAAGAGGAGGAGAAGGCGAAGAAGGCCATGGAGCTGCTTCCCACCGAGGAAGAGCTGCTCAAGTCCATGGAGTACCTCGCCGCCGCCGCTGCATCCGATCCGGAGAACGTCCAGGCAGCGCGCCTCAGCGATTTGACGAAGGCGGCGGCCGACGGGATGCTGTCCGACGACAGCCGGGAGGAGCTGCTTCAACTGCTCCAGGATTCCACCCCCGGAACGCCCCCCGAGACACCGCTGCGCAAATCGCTGGATGAGCCCGCTTCCCAGGAGGCCGTGGACGCATCTGAGTTCCTCGCCGTGTTCGCCGAGTCGATGGTCAAGTCCCTGGAGGACCTGGCCGGCGACGTCCGGATCGGGCGACGAGAGCAGGCGGCGTTCAACCGTCAGCTGGCCGTCGGATTCGACAGCTTCTCGAAGGCGCTCGTGCAGGAGCGCGTCGCGGATCGCCAGCTGATCAAGGCGCTGGTCGAGCGGGTGAACGCGCTGGAGCACAGCCCACTGCCCTACCGAGGGAAGACCGCCCCTCCGCCCACGGCGACGTTGGCGGATGTTCCGCTCACCGGGCGGGATGGCGCACCGATCCGGAAGGCGCAGAGCGTGGCCCAGATGGCGATGCCAGAGGTGGCGCGCCGGACCCGGCTGCTGTTCAACAGATCTATTCAGGACGGCGACACCGTCCTGACGAAGAAGGTCGCAGACGCCGTGATCGAGCTGGAAACCTGCCGCTCGGATTGGCGGCTGCTCAAAAGCATGCGCGATCCCGACATGATCAGGCGGATCGCAGAAGTAGGTTGACGAGGACCGAGGTCCTTTAAGACGGAGGGAGTACGATGTCTGGATCGCTTTGGGATTCCTCGGGGGATCCGTCGCTACACGAATTGTGGAACCCCGAGGAGATGCGCGACCTCGTCAAGGCGCTCCGAGCGGGATCCGACATCAACAACCCCGGCGCGGCTCCCGGCCAGGGGTTCCCGCTGCGTGTGGAAAGCCTCGATCAGACGCTCCACGTCCTGACGCAGAGCGAGGAGAACCTCGTCTTCTGGAAGGACGTCCCGAAGAGGCCCGCGTACAACACCGTCGAGGAGTTCAACCAGCTCCAGTCGGTGGGCTCCGAGGATGGGATCTTCATCGGCGAGGGTGACCTCCCCGAGGAGGACGATACCCAGTACCGCAGGGCGTACACGCTGATGAAGTACATGGGGACCGTGCGTCGGGTCAGCCACCCGATGCTGATCCTCAAGAACAACGCGCTCCCCGAAGCTGTCCTGGCCATGGAGGCCAAGGCCGGTACGCTCAAGCTGCTGACCGCCCTGGAGGTGAAGCTCTGGGATGGCGACGACACGGCGAGCGCGGTCGAGTTCTCCGGCTTCTTCCGGAAGTTCGTGGACGGCGTGTGCGGCCGCAACGTGGGCGCCAGCCAGGTGGCCGGCTCCGCTTTGTGGCATACGGATCTCGACACGGTGCTGGCAACGAACCTCATGTACGACATGCGGTACGCCAGCGTCACCGAGGACCTGGCAACCGATATCGTCACCCGCGTGGCCGAGAGCCCCAACTACGGGAAGGTGACGGACTGCTACTGGCCGATGCAGGTCCACAAGGATTTTTCCAAGCAGTTCTACCCCAAAGAACGCGGCCAGTTGAACAACGACGGCAGTGCCGGTACGTCGATCTCCAGCTGGAACAGCCCGTTCGGCAGCGTGAAGCTGCGACCCGCTATGTTCCTGCGCATGAGCGAGCCCGCGAACCAGGCCGGCACCGGCAGCGCGACGAAGCGTCCGCTTCCCCCCGTTCTGACGAACGGGCTCTCCCCGGTGCTCGCTGGTGGGTTCCCTGGATTCGGTGGCACGAGCCAGGGACGCACTGCTCCGGCCGCGATCGACGGAGCGGGGAACTACAACTATCAGGTCGTCGCCTGCAACCGGTACGGGCGCAGCGCCCCGACGTCGCTCGCCATTGCGGGCATCGCCGCTGGTGACATGGCGACCTTCCTCTGCACCGACGCCTCCGCCGGGACCACAACCGAGTGGTACGATGTGTACCGCTCGCTGCCCGGCGGCGCGGCCACCGCGGCCGCCTTCATCTTCCGGGTGACGCGGACCGGCGCCAGCCAGACGATCACCGACTTCAACCGGTTCCTACCCTACACCGGGCGGGGCTACTGGCTGCAGCGGAACCTGCAGGCGCTGGCGTTCGAGCAGCTGCTCCCGCTCCTGAAGGTGAACCTGGCGCAGATCGACCTGACGGTGCGGTTCGCCCTGGTCATGTACGGCGCGCTGGAGGTGTTCGCGCCTCGCAAGCACGGCGTCATGTTGAACATCGGGCCCCTGACCTGATAATCTCCTGAGCGCTCCGCGGTCTGTCGGGCCGCGGAGCTGCTCTCGGGGAGCTGACATGCACCTGAAGTGGATCGGATCGCACAACCCTCCGGGCTTCTGGATCGGGGACGGGACGTACCGCCAGCTGGACGCCTTACGCCGGCTGGAGGGCGACGTCGCCGCCAACATCGCGAAGGACCTCCTGGCGACCGGGGAGTTCGTCGAGGATCACGGGCCGCGCCCCAAGGAGAGCTTCCGGGCGCAGGCACACGCGGTCGTGCAGACGGCGGCGGGCACGCTTCGAGATTGCGCTCGCGTGGTGTTCGGTGCGATCTGCTCGCCTGACATCTCGTGGCGAGAGGAGGCGTCGAGGATCTGCGCGGAAGCGCGGGCCGAATACGACATCGCTCCTCCGTCTCCGGCGGCGCCTCCCCCGCCGCCGAAAGAGGTAGAGGAAGAGGACGACGAGATCTCCCTCGTCCCTCCGGAAGAGCAGCAAACCTCCGTGGCCGATCCTGCGGAGATACCCCGGCTGGTCTCCTCGGGATCTGACGATCCCGAGGAGACCCCTCCTTCCGAGCAGGAGGATCTGAGTCAGGAGGCCAAGCTCGCTTGGGCATTCGAGCTGCTCCAAGAAAAGGTAACCGATCTGCGGTCGATGGCGGCGGATCGCGAGATCCCGCTCTCCATTCGGTTGTCGAAGGCACAGATCATCGCTCGCCTGCTGGACCTCCCCGAGGGGTGGGATCGGCAGTAGTAGCTAGAGGTAGGTAGATGGGCATTCTGCAGATGGGTACCAAGCCGAAGCGCGAGCTGCACGCGATCGACATCACCCGCGACCTCGTCGAGTGGATCGAGGCGGTCGAATCCGGAGATGCCCTCGTTGCCGGCTTCCTCTCCGCCGACGCCGACGGGTGGGCTCTCATGGCCGACGGGTATCTCGCTGCCAATGCGACCGCCCGAGCCAAGATGGCGGCCAGCTTCTTTGGCGCCGGGATCCCGGCCAGCCTGGCGCAGTTCGAGACGGCGTTCTGGGCCGCGACCGACACGGCCCGGGCGAAGTGGGCAGCGAGCTTCTTTGCCGCCGGCAACGCGCCGAGTGCAGCGATCTTCCAGGATGGCTTCTGGGCGAACGCGGTCGTGGCGAAGTTCGCGGATGCCCTGTTCGCAGCCGACGCGGCGTCCAGGGCGAAGTTCGCGGACGGGATCTGGCCCGCGGTCAAGATGGCGTACCAGCCCGCGATGGACATCGGCGCGAACCCGGTCAATGGGCTTCGGCTGATTGCAGATCTGAACAACGGCGACATCATCACGATCGACGATGGTGTCACTCCGGAGGAGTGGACCGCGCGGCTCGTTCCGGCGCTCCCCTACGAGTTTGTCTGCGGTGGCGGTGCACCCGCCACCCTGGCAAACTTCGTGGCCGAGGTGAATCTCGGCGCTGGTATGGGTACCCCCTCGGCTCTGGCCCACGCGCTCGACATCAAGGGCGATTGCGTGGGCCTGGTGGGGATCACCGGCGTGGCGCTGACGCTGGCGGAGAACACCGTCGGCGCTCGCTGTGCCGTCTTCAACGCGAACTTCCAGGGTCTTCGTGCAGCAGCAGATCGGGCGTACGCGGGCCGGGAGCACGCGATCACCGTCAACGAGGCAGGGGCGATCGATCCGGCGATTGGCAACGGCGAGATCTGCGTCGGCAACATCCCGTCAACCGTGCTCCCGGAGCTGATCTCCTGGGGTGTGCGGGACGCGACCCTGGACGCCATCGACGCCACCGGGCTGCGCTTCCGGATCGCCCAGGTGAACGCGCTGCAGTACAGCGTGTTCGTCTCGCAGACCGTGGGCGGGCCGCCGATCCTGGCAACCGGCGACATCATCAGCTTCCTCTGCTCCGTGGCAGGGTAGGAGACACCATGGCTCGCGTAGCAACAGAGGCGCAGGTTCCGCATCGGGAGGGTGGTGGCGGTGCCACCGCCGATCTGGTGACGGCGGGGCCGGTCACCCTCCTGGTCGACACGTACTACAATGATCTCACGGTCTCCGCCGGAGACCTCCTGCAGGCGGCAGGACAGAGGATCTATCTGTCCGGGGACCTGAACATCATCGCGACTGGCGTGTTGTCGAACGATGGCGCAGTCGGAGCAGCTGCGGCAGCCGAGGTTGGCGGGGCTGGTGGTGCGGTCGGCTACGGAGGCGCGCCCACGCTCGCCGCGATCGTGACCGGCGCCGCGGGCGCCGACGGCGCTGGCGGGTTCGGGGCCGGTGTCGCCGGCAACGCGGGAACCGCGGCCACCGGGATGGGCGGAGATGGCGGTGCGTCCGGTGCGTCCGGGACCGGGGATGGCGGAGGGGCGGGTGCTGCCGGAGCAGCGGCTGCCGCTGTGGTCGCTCCGACCTACCACGCTGCCGACCGCTGTATCTACAACGCGGCCGGCGCGGCCGCGCAGGGCGGCTCCAGCGGCTCGGGTGGTGCAGCAGGCGCCGGTGACGGTGCCGCGAACGAGGGTGGCGGAGGTGGTGGCGGGGGCTCCGGTGGGGGCACGATCGAGATCCATTGCCGGAGGTTCAACAACCTCGGTACGATCCAAGCACTCGGGGGGGCCGGCGGAGACGGTGCTGCCGGCACCGGAGGCAACTCCGGCGGGGGCGGAGGCGGAGGCGGAGGCGGTGGTGGGTACGTCTACATCGTGTGCGAGGAGATCGTCGCGCTGGGGACCATCCTTGCCACCGGAGGCGCCGGTGGCGCAGCCGGGGCGGGAGCAGGGACGGGGACCATCGGGGCGGTCGGCGCTGCCGGCGCCGCGGGTACCGTCGTGGTCGTCGAGCTGGGCACTGGCGAGGTGACGATCGCCTGATCCTCGCCATAGTCGAGGGATCCTGACCCGAGGGGCGGGCGCGCAAGCCCCGCCCCTTGTTGTTTTTTGGAGGATGCAATGGCGCTGCCAGGTTCGTTGACCAGCCGCTGGATGGCGGCATTCGCCGGCCTTGGTGGCACCGTAACAGGGCTGCTCCACGCCCTCCGTACCCTCCCGACGCTGGGTACGCCGGGGACGATCATCCCCGGTACTGCGGGGAACGGCGTCGCAGCGGCGACATCGATCGCCACGATCAACACCAGAGAAGGGGTTGACGTCCTGCTGGAGACAGGCGGAGAGATCTACGTTCGGGTGGGTTCAGCAACAGCGTCTCCGGCGGTGACGCTGGCTTCGTACCATTTCCACCTGTTCGCTGGGCAAAACCGCTCCTTCCACCTGGCCAAAGGTGTGACCTCGATCAGTGTCTGGGGTGTCGGATTCGCTCATCCTTTCACCGTCTCGGCCATGAACGGGTAAGCGGTGGCACCCCCCAACCCGATGCCTCTCGATGCCAACAACTGCGTGTTGTACGGCTACGTCCGGAGTGCGAAGGGGTTGCCCGTGCAGGGGGTGTCCGTCCTGATCTCCTCTCCGGCGACCTGGCCAGAGCCGGGGTTCATCATCGACACCGGGGTACCCGTTGGCGAAGGGGAGGTGGACGAGGACATCGAGGCACTGTCGGACGTCAACGGATTCTGGTCCGTCGAGCTCCGCCGGGAGCGCCTCGTCCGGGTTCGGATCGTCCGCCTCAAGATCGACGTCACCCAACGGGTGCCGAGCAGTAACAACCAGGACTTCTACTTCTGGGGCTTCCAACCTCGGATCGTGGACAGCCGGCAGTTCATCCTGGATCCCGTCAACTCGCCCACCGTGATCGATACCACGGTCGTGGTGAAGATCGACTCGCTCGTGCTGCCCCAGATCCTGGACCTGTACGAGCAGATCAAGATCTGGCGCTGCGCGACCCGCAACGGCACGTACGTCGAGGTGACGGCAGCGGCAGCCGGACCCACCCCGACGACCCGGCTGGAGCTGTCCGACGAGCAGATCTTCTACGAGTTCACCGAGGCTGGGGTGGACCCGGGCGCGTGGTACAAAGCGTCGCTGTTCAACGACACGCGGAGCAAGGACGGACCGCTCTCCCCACCGTTTCGGGCGGATGCCCCGGACTACGCGATTGTGGCGATCGTGGACGAACTGAAGGAGCACTACCTGTTCGGCGTCGACCTCACGGACGACGTAGGGCGCCCGTACCCGAAGAGCTTGTACGAGGGGTACCTTCGCTCGGCAATCGGGTGGATGGAGCGCAACCTCGTCGTGAGCTTCAAGCCGACGGCGCAGGTGGAGCGGCAAGATTTCCAGGTTCAAGACTACATCCACTACGGGTATGTGCAGACCGATTGGGTTCCGCTGCTCGCCGTGGACAGCGTCGAGTTCATGCTCGGGGACCAGGTGTTGTTCACCATACCCCCCGCCTGGCTCCAGACCGACTTGGTAAACGGTGTGATCCGGCTCGTTCCGGCGCAAGGAGCGCTCGCCAGCGTCTTCCTCTCGTCGGCCGGAGCGTACGTCGGGCCCGGGATCATCATGTACAACGACACGTTTCCTGGGTTCCTGCGGGTCACGTACCGCCACGGCTTCGGGCTTGGCCAGGTGCCCGCCGAGGTCAAGGATTGCATCCTCAAGCGGGCGGCCTTGGGCCCGCTCAACATCGCTGGCGACCTCCTGATCGGCGCCGGGATCGCGTCCCTGAGCACGAGCGCCGGAGGTGTCTCGCAAAGCGTGGGCTCGACGAGCTCGGCAACGAACAGCGGCTACGGTGCACGAATCCTGCAGTACATGAAGGAGATCAAGGAAGTCCTGCCGGGGCTGATAAGACACTGGCGCGGTATCCGCGCAACGGTGGTGTGAGGTGGCCGACCGCAACCAGATCCTGCCCGAGGAGCTGATCCGGCGGAAGTTCGGCTCTTCCATCGACTTCGAGAAGATCGACCAGCTGATCGACGGCCGGCAGGCGTACGACCTCCTCTGGGCTCGTGCGCTGCGGTGCGCATGCCGCCTCAACACGCAGTCGGACCAGCCGGATCCGACCTGCACCGTGTGCGGTGGGAGCGGTGTCCGGTACGTGCATCCTGACCCGGAGAACTGGCCGGAGTACTGCGCCGCCGACGGCGCTGTGACAGCTTCTGCAGGCCTGCCGATCCGCGGGCTGTTGGACGACCCGTCGCTGGACCCCAAGTTCTTCGACCGCCCGGGCGTCTGGCAATCGGGGCGCGCTCGGCTGACGGTGAAGGGGTCGATCCGGATTGGGTACTTTGATCGCCTGACCATGGTCGACGCTGAGGTGCTTTTCGATCAGGTGCTCACAATGGGTGCCGCTACGGTGACTGTGGGTCGAGACGCGAAGACGCAGCTGCGGTACCCGATCATCGACGTCGATGCGTGCCACGACCTGGTGTCGCGGTTTCGTCTGCGGACGGACTTCTCTGTGGACAGCTCTGGCCAGCTGGTGTGGGTGACCGGCCGCGGGCCAGTGGTGGGGGCACCGTACTCGATCCGGTACAGCTACCATCCGGCGTGGGTGGTGATCGGCTATCCTCGAATGCTCTCGGGGGCGCAGCTAGCCTCCAAGCGCAGTCGCGGCCAGCTTGCGGCGGACGAGTACCGCCCGCTCCCGATCTCGTGTACAGTAGCAATGGACTTCCTGGAGGACTGAACGTGCCTCTCGTGACGATCGACGTGTCGCAGATGATCCCGCAGAAGTTGATCGCTTCGTTGCGGGACCCGCGCGCGATCGTCCAGCGTGTGCTCCGAGACCTCGCCACAGCTGCGGCGGTGAAGTGGCGCAAGCTCGCCGGACAGCGGCTGACAGCGTCCGCTGGCGCTTACAGGCAGGGGATACAGGAGCCGGTGTTCGTCGGTCCGGCGAAGGTGCGGATCATACTCGCCGGGGTGATCCCGAACATGATCGAGAATGGCTGGTCCGGCGGTGATCAGCGGCAGTACCTCTGCGGCGCGAACGCGAAGAACCGCAAGCCGATCCACGGAAAGCGGGGCGAGATCGTCGGGTGGTACAACGTGATCCCGTTCCGCCACATGGGTCCGGGGGCGACGGGCGAGTATGGGCAACCAATCGGGTCGCAGTACGAGGAGCGGGGCGCCCTGAGCCGGGCACTCCCGCGCATTCAGCTGTCGGCCGAGGCGCTGCGAAGCGCTGTCAGGAGCATTCGGAAGGAGGCTTCTGGGCTGACCCCGACGATCGGTGGGGTGGGGCAGCAGACCAAGTGGGGAGGTCGCCTTGGCGAGCGCCCCGAGTTGAACATGCGCCCGCAGTTGACCCCCGTGTACGACCGGGGTGGGAAGCTGTTGGGGTCCTCTCAGCACGCATCCGATCCCTTCGCCGGGATGGTGCGGCAGCAGGAGACGTACGAGAAGGCGACACAAAGCCAGTACACCACGTTCCGGACGATCTCCACGCAGACCTCTATCGGGTGGTACCACCCTGGGATCACCGCTCGCCATCTGGCTCGTGAGGTCTCCACCTATGTGGGCTCGATCGCCGGCCGCGCCTTTTCGTCCGCTGCTCGGGGGGCAGCATGATTGAGCGTGTCCTGTACGACATGCTCGACGCGGGGGTGACGTACTTCACCGCCGACGCGACCCGGCTCAACGCGATCTTCCAGCCAGACGGGCAGACGGCACGGGTGACCGCCGCCGAGATGGCAAAGATCCGTGCGACGTGGGCGGCGAAGCCTCCGGACATCCGGCATGGGTACGCGACCGACCCGACGCAGGTTCCGTGCTACACGATCGTGCTCGCGGAGGATAGGGTCGAGCAGTACGCCCTGGGCAACCTCGCCGTGGTCGAGGACGGAGATCCGACCGCTGAGGCTGTCGGGGCAATCGAGGACCGTACGTACAGCCTGCTCGTGTACTGCACCGGGGCCGACATGGCCTTGTGGTACTACAAGATCCTCAAGAACATCGTGCTGTCCCGCCTGGGTTGGCTGACGACCTACCTCGTGCAAGATCCTCGTTGGAGCGGGCGTGAGCTGGAGCCGCAGCAGGAGATGCTCCCGCACGGGATTTACATGCGTGTCCTGTCGCTGCAGGTTCGAGTCGAGGAATACTACGAGCAGGTGGATGCCACGACGGTTTACACCGATGTGATTATCATGCGGGATGATGTCGGCGGCGGAATCGAGCCTGTCGAGGAGCTGGATTGATGGACACGCGACATCCGGTCGAGCGGTGGGCGAAGGCCCGGAAGGGTGCGATAGCGGCGGCGTTGCGGGCGTGGATGATCGAGCAGAGGATTCCTCTGCACAACCGGACGCTGATCGAGTGGGACGAGCTGTACCAGAGGTTCCTGGGGAGCCCTGCGAGGTAGGAAATGGCGACGAAGCTGACATTCGGCGGGATTTACACGGCGGTTCCGGGTTCGTTCACCCGGGTGGACCGATCCTCCCTGGCGCCGCTGTCCCTCAGTGCGGTTGGGGTGGTGGCAATCGTGGGGGAGGCCGCTGGCGGCGGAGCCGGCGGGGGTACCACAATCCTGGATCTGGGCACCCCACAAGCCGTCCTGGACGCGTACCGGAGCGGACCTCTGAAGGAGGCCGCGTTGATCGCGTTCGATCCGTGCGTGGACAACCGGGTTGCCGGAGCACGCAAAGTGCTTGCGGTCAAAACGAATCCGGCCACCCAGGGATCTGCCATCCTCGCCAACGCGGACGGCAACGCGTTGGTGGTAACCTCGTCGGACTACGGGCTGTTCACATCGCAGGTGAACGTCCAGAAGGGCGCCGGCTCGATCATCGGCTCCTCGTTCACCGAGGTCTTCCAGGACGAATCGACGATCTACGACGACGTCGGAGGGGCTGCCTGGTTCCAGTTGCTGTACACCGCCGGGAGCTACGCGACCATGCTGGCTCAGGTCGGATTGGATGCGAGCCTGAATCCGGACAAGGTGCACGCAGACGGGACGATCGTGCACGCGGCTGGCGAGGCAACCGCGACCGCGTTCACGAACGGGGACCGGGTCGTGATCCCGGCAAGTGCTGCAGGCAACGTCGGCAAGACTGTCACCGTCTACGGGGTGACCACGGACGGTGTGGCCGCGACCGAGGCCCGCGTGCTGGACGGCGGCGGTGGGAGCGCAGCTGCCGCGCAGCACATCCGCTGGCGCCGGGTGACCGCGGCGACGATCGATACAGCTGTGGCCGCGGCCAACATCCTGATCCAGGACGAGGCCGTGAGCACGGAACTGACGCTGGTCGTCGCGGGTACATCAGTCGGGCTGCACGCCTACACATCCGTCCCGGTGGCGCACCGGCCGATCGCTCTGGTGTCCGACGGCGCCACGACCGACCCGGTGATCCTGCGAGGTCTCAATCCCGCGGGTGCAGCGCAGACGGAGGTGGTCTTCTTGACCGGCGCGGTCTCCGTGAGTGGCTGGAAGAGCTGGAGCCAGCTGGACTCGATCGAGATCGGCGGGGTGCCCGCTGCGCGAAGCGTGACGGTGACGGCGCGTGCGGCAGACATCCGGGTGACCGGGTCCACCGGCAACGCTGTCTCGAAGCCCGCAACCGGCACGTACGCAGCGGCGTTCACCTCCGGGGATCGTGCAACGATCGTCTCGGGGAGCGCCCTGGATACCTCGATTGCTGTGGTGGTGCACGGGCTGACCGTAGCGGGCGCTTATCAGACGGAGACGATCACGACCGACGCAGCGGACGGAACGACCCCGGTGCTCGGGACGTCCGTGTGGAGCGAGATCCTGGCGCTGTCGATCTCCGTGTACGCCGTGGGCGCGATCACGGCGTCGGACGAGCACGCGAGCACGGTCCAGATCGTGGCCAAGCGAAAGACGTCCGGCGTCCTGGCCACCCCATCGTTTGGTCGGGTACCTGTTGCCATGCCTGTGGCCGGGACGACCGTGGACCTCGTCGCCGACGGCGCGACGGTGAAGCAGATCCTGGTCGAGGGGCTCGACACGAGCAACGTGACGCAGCGGGAGCTGGTCACCCTGACCGGCGCCGTTGCGGTGACAACCACAGCGAGCTGGAACCGGATCGACGCGATCTACGTGGGTGACCTGGAGGCGGCCCGGACGGTGACCTTGACCGCGGCGTACGAGATCGCCGGTGGTTACACCACGATTCAGCAGCTGGTCGACGCGTACAACGCCCGGGACGGATTCACGGCGACAGCCGTGACCGGGGCGCCGACCACGAACCTGATCAGCGAGCTGGACTCGAAGGCGATCGCGGGCGGGGCGTTCACGCGCAACATCTACGGGCTCACCGTCAACTTCCTGGCCGATCTGACCGAGCTGATCCGCTACGTCAACGCTCGCTCGTCCCTGGTGGTCCTATCCCGCCCGGACGGCGCAACGTGCGTGCCGGCGGACACGGCTGCGGCTGTGTTCCTCACCGGCGGAGCAGAGGGGACGACGCTGTACGCCCACTGGGTGGCTGCGCTCACGAAGCTGCTGACCACGGATGAGCCGGGAACGATCGTGTGCCTGTCCGAATCGGGTGCGGTCCATGCTGCGCTCGACACGCACTGCTACGTCCGAGAGACGACGATGAAGCGGGAAGCCGACGGCAAGGTCGGGCTCGCGGCCGGACAGACGAAGGCGCAGGTCAAGGCGGCAATCCTGGCGCTGAACACCCGGCGCGTGCAGGTGTCGGCACAGGAGATCCAGCGGTACACGAGCGATGGTGTCCTGACCTGGCTCGCCCCCATGTACCAGGCTGCGCAGGCGGCGGGGACGCAGGCCGGGCTCGGCGTCAGCGTGCCGATGACCCGGAAATGGGCCAAGGTCGTCAGCATCCGCAACCACGCCGGGTGGGACCCGACGATCGACGCGGACGAGATGGTCAACGCCGGCTTGCTGTTCCAGGAGAAGATCGTCAACAAGGGCTTCCGGTGGGTCCGGGGCGTGACGACCTGGCTCAAGGACGACAACCTCGCCAACTGCGAGGCGTCGGTCAACCATGGGATCAACGTCTTCTGTAAGAACTTCCGTGAGTGGGTAGAGGACCGGATCGGTGATCCGAACTTCGCTGGGACGCTGTCCGCACTGCGTGGCGTGGTGAAGGCGGGCCTGTCCTACGCGATCGAAGAGGGCTGGATCGTAGGGTACCAGAACCTGGTGTACACGCCGGTCCTGGACCAGATCCAGATCGACCTGGAAGCGGCGCCGACGTTGCCGCTGAACTTCATTCCGATCAACATCCACCTGGTGCAGTCGCTATCGTGAGGTGATCCATCCCATGAAGGACTTGAACCGTGACCGTCTCAGTTGACAGCACAGCAGCCTACTTCCTGCCCAACCAGGAGTTTCACCGGGCGTTTCTCCCGGCCAGCGCTCCCAGGGCGACAGGCTTCAACCCTCTGGGTGAGGGCAGATTCTCTCAAGTTGATTGCGGCATTCAAGTCCCTGTCGTGTTCGGCACCGCATTCGTCGCACGTCCAGCGCCGGACGCTCAACGGGACGACACCCCGAACGACCCCGCAAGCGGAGCACGTCTTCGTGGACGGAAACCAGCGGTCCACGATGACGAGTTCACTGCCAGAGAGCTTCGACTTGTACTCCAATTGGCTCCGCACCTCGCCCATCGCCGCATCCATGACGGACTTTGCCAGTCGGATGCCCCGGACCATCCCGGCGACGCTCAGGTCCTCAATGGCAATGACGCCGAACCTGCGGACCACACCGGCCGTCAGCTTGTGGGTCACGTCCTTACGGACGTTGCTGATACGCTCGTGCAACCTGCCGAGCTTCGCCTTGGTCTTGCGCCAGTTGGCCCCACCCTTCGTGCGGCGGGACAACTCTTTGTTCAGCCTGCGAAGCTGCTTCTCGTGAGCACGCAGGGCACGGGGTGCATCGATCTTCTCTCCGGTGGAGAGCACGGCGA